AACTGGCACACGCTCAATAGATCTAACTGTTTACCGCGTAATCGCTCGCAGAAATCGATCAAGCCATTATCGTTTAAACGATCAGCTTGACGCAAATCTCCCGTTACGACCATTTTAGAACCTTCACCCAGTCTCGTTAGCAACATCTTCATTTGATTTGGCGTAGCATTTTGCATTTCGTCTGCAATGATGTACGAGTTCTTGAAGGTGCGACCTCTCATATACGCTAACGGGCTAATCTCAATAACTCCCTCACGGATCATGTTCTCGATATCCTTAGCGTAATAGTACTCTGCTAACACATCCATAATAGGGCGTGTCCATGGAGCCATTTTTTGCTCAAGGGTTCCGGGAAGGAAACCGTGATCTTCATCAACAGAAACAGCAGGGCGTGTAACCACGATTTTATCTACCAACCCTTCTTTGAAGAGTTTGATACCGACTTGGCACGCAATCAATGTTTTTCCTGTGCCAGCGGGACCCAGTGCGAAAACTATGTTTTTCGACGGATCTAATAGTTGTAGTAGATATTCTTCTTGATTTCGGTTACGTGGAACTACGTGAACGCTACGTTTTTTCTGTGGAAGATTTTGTGGAAGTGTGTGTTGAAAGGGTTGAAACTCAATCACGTTTGCACGTGGATCGCTAAATCCGTCGTTAAAACGCTTTTTGGCTCTTTTTGTCGTCATTAACTGCTCTCCTTTTTGGGGCTGTAGGACGTCATTGTCACACTCACTGTAGGACAACTGAGAGGTCCTACACTCATATTTAAGACATAGATAAAAAATAGAACTGATACTATATCAAAATGGTCAAGATAAATACATTGACAAAGGATCATTTCAACATGGCAGATATTTTAGACATTATCGAGAACATTAGTACAATCTACAAAAGCAATAGTAGCTTGGCTATTCTCAAAGACTACGAACGTGTATTTGACGAGTTAGATCTCTACGTGTTTGAAAACTGGCAAGACGGCGAACTTATATCAGGTCCGCAAGTAGATCGCCATTGGGTCACTTGTAGTTTCATGTGGCCAAAAGATAAAATGCCAAACCCCGAAGCGGGCAAGCGGTTAACAGAATACGGATGCTCTGTTAAATATAAAAAAGACACACTAGTTAAAACTAGAAAGATTAAAAAGCCCGATGACATTCGTCCCGGAACTAAAAAAGGCAAACTTGACGAGCATCCAATATGGGTTGTTGAGGTTACTATGCCAAAGAAGTTGATGTTAGATATATTCCGTGGGTACCACAATCAACTAATGGACGACTTAGGTATTGATAAAAATATCACTGCTCCAGAACTGCAAGCGCCACCTGCAGGAGAAGCAGTACAAGCACAAGAAACACCAGTCGCTCCGGGAACAGCGGCACCAGAAGGAGCACTTAATGCAACTCAATGAAGATAGTTTACAAGCTGGCGACTTACGAGATCTAGTACATCACGTATTTGAAGTTGACAGCTATCGTTCAAAAATGGGCGATGATAAGGACGTAGTAGTATTAAGTTTTACGGTAGAAAGTAAGGCACCAGCAGATGACCTAGTTAACTTTATTGAAAAAGGTTATCAGTTTGTTTTAGATGCTGACGTAACACCAGGCGAGCTTGCTAACGGCAAATACAAAGTATTTGTTGAACTACAGCGTGATAGTCACGTTGCTGAAAATATTGCCGACATGCTTTATGGTATTAAAAAACTTACAGGTGTAGAAGATTTTAAGTTTCGTTACTATAAGAGCTTTGACAGTAAGGATGCTGTTAGAGAAATGTTAGAAGAAGTTATTCCCAACGATCCTAAGACCTACGAAGAAAGTATTAAAGAGCATAAGATGGAAAGCTACGAGCACTTCTTTGCTAAAGGACGTTTAGAAAAAGTTGTAATGGAAGGTGATCTATTGCGAGTCAAAAAGATCTATGCTGATCCACTACAGTTTAAAGTTATTAGAGCAGGCACACCAGCAGATATATTAGAGTCTATTGAAGAGAAGATCAATGTCAACGAATGGGCAGAGATTATATTTTTAACCAAGTACTTTGGGGACTTTAACATTACCAAATTTGGTAATAAACTCATGTTTGAAGATAAAGGACATGCAGTATTAATGGAGAGACTATAATGAGCGGATTTGATTTTGATTTTACACAAGCTAAGTTTACAGAGATTATTGGTAAGAATGCCTACGCTGATCATTGGTTCAAGGCACTAGCACAAATTTTACCAGACTATGAGATTAACACATCACCACGTGTTGCGGCTTTCTTAGCACAGACAGCACATGAGTCAGGTGGATATACTGCTATTAAAGAAAACTTAAACTATAAGGCAGCAACCTTACGTAAGATTTTTCCCAAATATTTCCCAGACGATGCAACAGCCAACCACTATGCTAGCCTACCTAACAAGCAAGAAGCTATTGCTAATAAAGTATACGGCGGACGCATGGGTAACGGACCAGAAGAAACAGGTGATGGCTATCGTTACTGTGGCCGTGGACTTATTCAGTTAACTGGTAAGGACAACTATACTCGTTACGCACAAAGTTTAGAAATTAGCGTAGAAGAAGCTAGCGAACACTTGACAACATTTGAAGGTTGCGTACAAAGTGCCGCATGGTTTTGGGAAGCTAACAATTTAAATCAGTGGGCTGACAAAGGTGACATCCTTACATTGACAAAACGTATTAACGGTGGTACTATCGGCCTTGAGGATCGTATTAAGCATTACAACCACGCTCTGCATGTGCTAGGACATTAATATGTGGATGCTTGCGTGGGTACCGGATAGCATGTTGCTGTGGGCAGTACATGCTGTTCTTATTGCTGGGATTGTGGGTACATTTCTAAGTTTCTTTTTGTTACATAGAATTGTACGTTGGTTACCAGCATTAGCACCTTGGCATTTGCTATTGCAAATCATCAGCATGGCTTTGCTAGTAGGTGGTGTTTATTTTAAAGGTGGGTATGATACCGAAGCTGGTTGGAGAGCTAAGGTTGCCGAAGCTGAGGCACAGGTAGCCCTAGTTAAAGAACAAAGCAAAGAGCTTAATACCAAGTTAGAAGAAGAACGTAAGAAGAAACAAAAAGTAAAAGTTGAGTATTACAATACTGTAAAAACTGAAATAAAAGAAGTTGAAAAACTTATCGACGGCAAGTGTGAACTTGATCCAAAGGTAAACGAACTACATAACAAGGCAGCAACTAATCCGGAGAAGGCAAAATGAAAAAACTAATATTGCTACTTCCGATAGTTTTATTAACAGGATGTCTAGCAACTGCTCCAGTAGTTCCTAAATGGCCCGATGTTCCTAAAGAAATATTAGAAGCGTGTCCAGATTTAAAAACAGTAGATCCTTCAAATAATAAACTAACCGCAGTGTTAGATGTTGTTGCAGATAACTACAGTGAGTATTATGGGTGTAAATCTAAAGTAGAAGACTGGATTACTTGGTATAACGGTCAACAGAAACTGTGGAAAACACTTAAATAAAGTTAGTATATTAAGGAGCGAAATAGATGGAAGATAAAAAATTAGTAAAGTGGCTAGGCCTATTATTACTATTGCCGCTATGTCTAGCAGTTTTTAGTGGTGACAGATATCGCTACCCTTGCCAAGACCCAGCAAACTGGGATAAGGATTTTTGTAAGATGCCGGTATGTGATGTAAATAGAACATGCCCGGAACATATTTTTAAAGGGCAACGCGACCCAAGATTAGGACCCCCGAAAGATGGACAAACTCAAGCAACTACTACTCCAACTCCGCAAGCGAGTTTTGGACCTACTACACAAGGAGCAAACTGTGGAAAATAATAACCCGCCTGTGATTTATACTGAAGAGCAACTAATGGCTCGACTAAAATTCTTTATCGGCATTTGTCTATCATTGACATTGTTTGGTATTGTATTTGTTGTTCTATATTCTTTAATATTTGTAACACAACCACTTAATGCTATTAGTCCTATTGACCAAAAGTTCTTTGAGTTAATTATTCCTATTGCTACATTCTTAACAGGTACACTAAGCGGTATCATGTTAGCAAGTCCGGGCGATAAGGAAGCACAGAAGCAGGCATTAACTGCGGCTAACGCTGGATGGTCTAAACCACCTAGCTCAACACCAACAGCACCTTCAGGAGGACCATCAAGTGGCGGATTTGGATCATCATTTAACACACTACCAAGCGGGGCTTCAGCATTTGGCGCACCGTCAGCAGGATTTGGTGCCACACCTGGGGGCTTCGGTGCTACAGCACCAGCGTTCGGGGCACAACCCTTGGGAAGCGGAAGCGGGTTTGGAGGCGTACCTACAGCGCCGGCGTTCGGAGGAGGATTCCCAGCGCCAGTTGCAACAACAGCTAGTGGTAAAGCTATAGTTCCTGATTTCCAACATCCAGAAATTTAATCTAGTATTAAACGGAGCGACTGATGAGCGGAACATTGACAAGTGAGCAAAAGAAAGAAGATTGGATGAACAGTAAATGGCGTCCAATGATGGGCTGGATGTATATGCTAGTCTGTACCATGGACTTTGTTGTGTTTCCCATCTTATGGAGTTTAGTACAACTAGTAGGTGGTGGCCGTGTTGAAACACAATGGTCGCCAATAACTCTACAAGGTGCTGGACTGTTTCATATGGCTATGGGTGCTGTGCTTGGAGTTACTGCATGGAGTAGAGGGCAGGAAAAACTAGCAGGAGTAAACAATAGTAGTGTGCAAGCACCTAGCGTACCATTAGCACCAATGCCAGGTACAAGTTATACACAGGCACCGAGTTGGGGCACCACGCCAATAGCAACAAACAGTGGTAAAACTATTGTGCCGTCGGCACCACAACCAGAAATTTAAAAGGAGCAAGATATGTTAGATACATTATTATGGATAGCAGTAGGAGCATTTGTAGGATGGAATTTTCCACAGCCATTTTGGGCTAAGATTATTCAAGAAAAAATTCAAGCTATGTTAGCTAAGAAAGGAGCATAATATGAAAAAGTTTCTAATCGCATTAAACATTGTAATATGGTCTTTTGTAGGCTATCAAACTACAGTATATGCAGAAGCAGTAGTTAAGGAAGTTTGCACACCAAAAGTAGACAAAGCTGGCAAACCAGTTATGGATAAGAAAACCAATAAGCAAGCTGAAGATTGCAAAAAAATCAAAACCCATAAAAAGGTAGAAGGCGAAGCTGTTCCAGACGGTAAGAAGAAATAAAAGTCTTGACATAAGTAAAAAGGTATAGTATAATACACTATACCTTTTTTCATCACTAAAATAAAAATATGGACTATTATAATGTATTAGGCGTTCCTAGAGGTGCTAGCCCCGAGGACATTAAAAAAGCCTATAGAAAACTAGCCGCAGTACACCACCCAGATAGAGGCGGTGATACACAACAGTTTCAAAAACTGCAAGAAGCATACGCAACGCTCAGTGACGATCAAAAACGTTCTGAGTACGATAACCCGCAACCACAGTTTGGCGGCCCAGGCGGTTTCCACTTTAATACTGGAAATATGAATGATATTTTTGGCAGTATGTTTGGCGGGCCGTTTGGCGGATTCCAACAACATAGAATGATGCGTAAAAATAAATCTATCAACATTACTGTGCAAATGACATTAAAAGATATTCTGCACGGAAAAGAAGTTATAGGATCTATTAGATTACCTAGTGGTAGGGAACAAGCACTTCAACTTAAAATACCAAGAGGGGTAGCTATGGGCGATAGTATTCGATTCCATGAAATGGGAGATGATACTCATCCGCAGTTGCCACGTGGAGATTTGATTACTGTTATTGAAGAAATACATCATCCACAGTTTGAGCGTAGAGGAGCAGACCTTTTTACCACTGCTCCAATATCAGTATTTGATACTATGCTCGGAACATCGATTAAAATTCAAACTATTGACGATTCAACATTAGACATTACTGTACCTGCCGGGATTCAACCAGGTATAACTATGTCATGTAATCAGCATGGATTACCACTTGGGATGAACGAACATCGTAGAGGTAACCTCTACGTTAAAATTGATGTAGTTGTTCCAAAATTAGTAGATCATCAAGATGCTGAAACATTAAGGCAATTAAAAGTCAAGTACGGTTGACAAGTATTTTAATTCGTGTATAATTAACTCATCATAACCCAAGGAAACGTAATGGTAGAACCAAGTGATCAATTACAAGTAGTATTTGAAAAAGCAGTTGAAGATTGTAAGAAACTGTCGCATGAATATGTAACGCTAGAACATCTAGTGTATGCTATGCTTTGCGAAGAAAAGTTTTTTGAGCTACTAGGTAATTTTGGTGCAGATACCACATATATCAAAACCAATTTAGAGCATTACTTAAAAAATCAGCTCGACGAGATTAAAATTGAAAATGCTCCAAAAGGGTTTAAGCCTAAGAAGACGCAGACTGTAGAGCGTGTACTTAATCGCGCATTTACACAGGTATTGTTTAGTGGACGCCAAAGCATTGAACTAGTCGATGTATTCCTCAGTATCCTTAGTGAAAAACGTAGCTATGCTGTCTATTACATTAATAAAGGTGGTATTGAACGTGAAAAGTTTGCAGACTTTGTTAACAATGAACTTAACGAAGAGGAAGAAGATACAGTAGTAGATGCACAAAGCGAAAAGGCCCTACGTGCATTTACAACTAATCTTAATGATCAAGTTAAAAAATCAAAAGTCGATCCTGTAATTGGTCGAGTCGAAGAGCTTGAGCAAATTGCATTAGGATTAGGTCGTCGTACTAAGAACAATGTATTACTAGTAGGTGACCCAGGTGTAGGTAAGACTGCTATTGCTGAAGGGCTTGCATTTAATATTATCCACGGTCAAGTACCTGAGTTCTTAAAAGAATATACTGTCTACAACTTAGACATCAGTGCTATGCTTGCTGGCAGTAAGTATCGCGGAGACTTTGAAGAAAGATTTAAACTAGTACTTAAAGCTCTAACTGGTAAAGGTAAAACTATTCTGTTCATTGATGAAGCTCATATGATTAGTGGTGCTGGTGCTGGTGGTAGCAACAGTAGTAATGACCTTGCTAACATGATGAAGCCAGCATTAAGCAAAGGTAACATCAAAGTTGTTGCGTCAACTACTTGGGAAGAGTTCCGTAAGTACTTTGAAAAGGATCGTGCTCTAATGCGTCGATTCCAACGCATTACTATTGACGAACCTACTCCAGACATGGCTATTGAGATCCTTAAAGGTATTAAGAAGTATTACGAAAAACATCATAATGCTACTATTAGCGATGCGGCTGTTGAGTCAGCAGTTAAGTTAAGTGTTAAATATTTGCCAGATCGTAAATTACCCGATAAGGCTATCGACTTAATTGATGTGGCTTGCTCACGCTTTAATATCAAACAAGTTGATAATAGAGATGTTGATGTTGCTGAGATTCAGTTTGAGCTTGCTAAGATGGCTAATCTTCCTGAAGAGACTATTAAGGAAAAAGAAAGTGAAAACCTTGCTAGCCTTGAAAAGAATCTTAAGGGAGAAGTCTACGGACAGGACGAAGCTATTACAGAAGTCGTTGATAAAATTCTTGTTGCACAAGCAGGATTGAAAGCAGAGAACAAGCCTATTGGCTCTTTTGTGTTCATGGGACCAACTGGTGTTGGTAAAACTGAAGCGGCCAAACAGTTGGCTAGACAGTTAGGTATTCCAATGATCCGCTTTGATATGAGTGAGTATCAAGAGAAGCACTCTGTGAGTAAGTTGATTGGAAGCCCTCCGGGCTATGTAGGCTTTGAAGAGAATGCAGGCCTGCTGATTACTAAACTACAAGAACAACCACATTGTGTGTTGTTGCTAGACGAGATTGAAAAATCACACCCAGATGTATCTACTATCTTGTTACAGTTAATGGACAATGGTAAAGTAACTGGATCTAACGGTAAAGAAGCAGACTGCCGCAATGTGGTGCTTATTATGACCACTAACTTAGGTGCCGCTGATGCAGATCGAAATGTTATTGGCTTTGGTAGTCAAGAAAATGACTACGAAGATAAAGAACTTAAGAAGTTCTTTGCTCCAGAGTTCCGTAATCGTTTAGATGGTATTATTACATTCAGCAAGTTAAGCAAAGAAACAATGATCAAAATTGTTGGCAAGTTCCTAGTAGAACTTAAAGCACAGGTCAACGACAAGGGCATTACTGTTACTATTAGCAATGAAGCCATCGACTACTTGGTAGAAAAAGGCTTTGATAGCAAGATGGGTGCTAGACCTTTACAACGTGTTATTGACAAAGACGTTAAGCGTCCATTGTCACGTGAGATGTTGTTTGGTAGCTTAAAAGATGGCGGTGTTGTTGAGATTGATGTAGACGGCAACGGTATCAAACTCAAAGTCAAAGAACATGCTTTCGAAGAAAACATCTAAGCTGTTCTTTGGCAAATATGTCTACAAGGTAGCCTTACGGCTATCTGTAGCATTTAAGTTTAGAGGTAACAATCTAAAAAATATCAGGCAAGAGCTAGAGCACTTAAAAGAACAGTTTGCCAACACCAAACAGGCTCGTATGCAATCAGGATCCTGGAGTAGAACAACGTTTTCTGTAGAAGATGTGTTTATAGGAATACACTTATCTGAAATATTAGAAACATTATCTAGTTATACACTTCGTGTTGAGGGCAGTACGTTAGGACTTTATAGTAATGATGACGATTTCTTCCACAAAATATTAAGCATTCCCGGCGTTTATGTAGAAGAAATATCAGAGCCTATAGATCAAAAAACTAAAACATTTTTGCTAACTACACCCAAAGCTATTATACGTAAAGAGTACACTCACAAGTATAAAGTAACTATTAACGCTCTTTGGGATTCTGCCGATACTTTTAAAACTTGGGCTGTTAAACTACCTAAGATCAAGACTACTAGTAACAAATACCGCTACGGCGGGCACTTTTACGTGGCAGATGAGAAGACTCTAAGCCTTTGTCACATCTTTTTAGCTGATAAAATACGTAAAATAGAAGAGCTAGTTACTACAACGGAAATTTAACCTAACTTCAAAATAGCATAAATACTCTATAATAAGGTATCTGTGCTATGAGAATGGATGAAGTTGTAAACTCAGTGATTAACTTAGAAGAAATGGATCTTCCGGAAGATCTGCACTTCTTCATGCATAATGATCACAATTTCTATCGTAAAGTGTTCTTTCCTATGATCAGCAAGGTCAAAGCACACATTAAGTCAGGTAACCGCTGTCACGACAGTGTATTCCGTCCCTGTGTAGATAGAGCCGCAGAAGCATACTGCAAAAAGTTTAATATTCCCGATAATGAAAAGTCAGTGTTTACTGATGTTGACCGCGACGAACTGGCTCGTAAGATTTTTGGTCAAGAGAAAGATCGTATTGAGCAAGGCGACTATGATGGAGATAACAAATGATTTTATTAGAAGGCGGCAACGTATTTGCCAACGCAACTCCATTCGATCACAAAGATGTTCCTGCAATACTTAAGACTGTTAATGATGCACTAGCAGGTACAGGCATTACTGCTATACCAGTTGGCTCTGCCGCTACTCCAAAGCCAGGGAAGACTAGTGGCGATATGGATGTTATTGTTGACGAACAGGCAGTACTAGACTATTTCAAAGCCAAAGATGCCAAATCAGGTCGTAAGGCACTTAACGATTATATCAGCAGTAAAGGTTTAGAAACAGCACAAAGTGGTATCAATGTACACGTAAATGTTCCAGTTGGCAGTGAGTTTCATCAAGTTGACGTTATGGTATCAGCTAATGCTGAGAAAGTATCTAAGTTCCATACACATGCCATTCCAGACAATAGTCCATACAAAGGCGTCAACAAACAGTTAATGATGGCCATCCTAGCCAAACAAAAAAACTACATGTGGTCAGCCTGGCAAGGACTTTTTAGTCGTACACCAGAAGGTAAGAAAGGCGACCTAGTTGCCGACAACTTAGATGATGTTGCTAAACACCTATTTGGACCAAATGGTAGTGCAAAGGATTTAGGTAGTGTTGAAAGTATACTTGCGGCTTTGCCAAAAGATGAAGCAACAGCATTGCTAGATAGAGCCAAACAAGATGCCAACTGGAAAGAAGTACCAGTGCGTCAAGAAAGTTATCGTATTGGCACTAACGAATGGTTCCGTCATATGTTGGATAAGGTACAGTTATGAGATTAAGACAACTGTTTAAAGAAGCAGAAGCACCTAAACAGTTAGGTCGAGCATTTAACCACCTTGAAGACCTAGTTTTCTTTCACGGTACCAAAGGCACACTTGAAGCATTAAGTCATATTAAAGACTTTGCCAGTCAAGAAGGTGCTAATAGTATTCGTATGAAGTGGGATGGCAATCCACAAATATATTGGGGTCGTGCAGAAGCCAACGGTCCCTTAATACTTGCAGGACACAACGGTTGGAGCAAAGGTGCTGTAACAGATAGTCCAGAAGCAGTACAAGATTTTATTGCTAACAAATCAGGTAGTCCAAAGACTCCAGAAGAAAAAGCCGCACGTGATAAGTTTGCCAGCGAGTTTTCTAGCCTATATCCCCTATTTGACAAAGCTACTCCACGTGACTTTGTGGGCTTTGTATATGCAGATGGTTTGTTTCTACAACAACCTCCAGCAGACAAAGAAGGCGTATATAACTTTTGTCCTAACAATAAAAGTCAAACATGTTATCATGTGAGATCCGATAGCGGGTTAGGTAAACGGATTGGCAGCGCACAAGTAATGGTAGTGGGACATGCGTTCTTTCCAGAGTTTGGTATGCCCGATGCTAGTCAAAAGCCTATCAGTGACTTTAGTCAGTTCAACAGCAATCCACAGTTAATCGTGCTTGGGCCAATATATAACAGCAAGCCTGTTAAGATTGACACTACAGCAGTTGATGCCATTGAACAGTTTGCACAAGCACACGGTGGTCAGATGGACGGATTCCTACAGGGACTTCCAGGACTAAGCGACCTAAAGAATATTATCTACACTTATGTA